ATGAAACAAGAAATCCTGGACGAATTGATTGCGGCTCGTGCAAGCATCAAAAAAGCATTGAGATCGATAGACAGGGAGATAACTTCAGCCACAAAAACGGAGAACACACCATCCGAGCAAAGAGTCGATACCATAAAGCTCTTGTCAAAAATTATCTTCGATAAATATGATTTCACGAACGGCGCAACTCGATGGGTCAGGTGTTCAGATGTTTGTGTTGAGATTGGCATACCGCCAAACAGAAAAAATGCATCTGTTGTCGGAATGGTGCTTGAGGGAATGAATCTTCCGCTCAGGAGATCAAACGGACAAACACTAAGAAAAGTTCCTTATCTCAAGCATGACGAATAACTGCGCCCTCACCGGCCACACTTACAACCGCCACTGCGAGCACTGCATGGCCCGCCTGATCGCATCGGCAAGATCGCCTGANCGGAGCACAAGCCGCCGGGTGCAAACCAGCCTTTTNCAGTACANGGGAAAAGATATGGAAGAAAAAGTAAAAAAGTTGTTGACNCAAGAAAAGANCNGTGTATAATTTTATACATCGAGTAAGCAAACACACCAAGGAGAACACCATGTCACCATTTCAAAACCTCAAGCAAGCAGACCAAGCCGCAAAGCAACTCGGTCTGGTTCGCGCTAAAGGTCGTTACAACGGTTGCGCGTACTGGGTGCGCCCAGGATCGGATGCGATTATCACAATGGTCAGGCTCGCAGAGCTGGCCGGGTATTGAGGCAAAGGAGAGCGTCATGTCAGAAAAAATCCAACCCGGCGACCTCGTAATGGTCGTCAAGCCTGCTGGGTGTTGCGGATCAGTGCTGGCAATTGGGGAGATTCATCGCGTCGCAGATGTCTTGCATTCCGATCTGGAATGCAACAGTTGTAAAAAGCGTTTTCAGGGTATGGCGGCATATTTTGAAAGCGGCGATATCAACCCAGTGCGCGAACTCAAACGCATCCCGCCGCTCGATGGCGAGGATGTTGCGGTCAAGGAAAAGGAGGTGGTGGTATGAGCCGTACAACCAACTGGCGCAACACATTGGAGGCGAGACCGTGAAACAAACCAAACCCAAATGGCAGACCAGAAAAATCTACAAACCATCAACAGCCATGAAACAAGCCCTTGAGCGCACGAAGGAGCTTTACCCGGATTCTGAAAAGTCGTTCGTGACGATTGGCTCGGTGGGAAATAATCACTTCCCGGATAAGCGTAGCTGATGTAAAATGAATCGCGCGATCTCCTTGGTAAGTGCGCGCCGATTGACTGCCGTAAGCAGTCACCATATCTGGGTGGCGGCTTGAGGAAATAGCGGCAAGGCTGCACGCTGAAGTGCAACGCATCTTCTGTGGCTCGATTGCTTGATACTGGCGGGCGGCGGCCCATGCCTAAACAGCAGTCTTGTTAGATGCCTCGCTGGTGAGATTCCAGCCCACCCAGATATGGATGTGCGCCGTCAGTCCCACGTTACGGGCCACATCACGCATGAGGGTTGCCCGTTGCTTAGGCGGCGGTAAATAGACTGGACCAGTGCAATCCTCAGCCGTGATGGTAGTGCCACTGATGGGCGATTCCTTGCACGCCAAAAGACAAGGACAACAACAGGGAGAAAATCATGGGCGGCGATGCATCGTAATACTCAAAACATAACCTGCACCGGGTAAGCGCGCAGGATCATCAAGAAAGTCGGCGTCCCAAGCAAAAAGCGTAACCGCTGATCTATGCAATGTGAATGGACGGACACAGGATCTAAAACGGTGCGGTCCCGACTTTCTTGATGGTGCTGGAGAATCCAGTTGCGGAACCGGGCGCTACCGCGTGATTCGGCGTCGTGTCGGCAGATGCGATGAGGCTACGCACCGGCCACCATCAACCCAACAATACCCGCCAAGCCTCTCAACGATGCTCAAACCGGCGGGTTGCTTTTTCCCCCCCCGCTGTCTCCCTTCACCCGTCCATGTGGCGGGTGTTTTTTTGGTTGACCTGGTGTTATTATTAGTTCTGAACCAAGGAGACCCGGATCATGAAAGAATACGAAACAATCATTAATGCGGCGCTGAAAGGTCGCGCAATTCAATTCAAAGATGAAGATAAGTGGACGGACATTGACCATACAGACTTCATGAAAAAAATGGCAGTCGGACACCCGCCCGAGCTTTTCAGGCTCAAGCCGGTCACGGTTCGTATCGGTGATATCGATGTCCCGGAGCCAGCCAAAGTCGCGCTAAAATTTGATCAGACTTACTACATCCCGGACACAAACGCAGAATCGCTTCACTGGGCCATGAAATGGACAGATTCAGCAGTTGATTTCATGAGACTAAAGAGGGGCATGGTTCATCTGGCCCCGGAAAATTCTACTGAGCACGCAAAGGCCATGATTATCTCAGGCGGTGGCGCAGTGGCTTAAGAGGTTCTTTTTTGTAGCGGAGTGTAGTATCATCAAGCCATGAAAAAACGCCCCCCGTGGAGACCATCGGAATACTCGGAAGAAAAGCTTGATCTTGCTCGCGCCTATGTTGATGGTGGGTGGCAAGACCAGGGCGACGTTGTGCCAACCGCTGTTGGATTGGCACTGGCAATGAAAGTTGCGACCGCTACCGTTTACAACTGGGCAACACCAGAAAAGCCAGACTTTTTGGAGGTCTTTACGCGTGTGGCACAAATTCAGCACCAAGGTTTGGTCAATCGCGGCCTGCTCGGGGACTTTAACCCGGCGATCACAAAGATGCTTTTGACCAAGCACGGCTACTCTGACAAACAAGAAATCGACCACCAATCATCTGACGGATCGATGACGCCACCGACAAGAATTGAACTCGTGCCGCTGCTGCCTAAGGAATAACAAATGGACAAGACCGCGCTGAAATGGCTGGACGCGCTCAAGGCGACCGAAAACGACGCGGACGAGAAATCGTGGCTGATGCGATCAAAAAAGATCGTCAAACGCTACCGAGACGAGCGCGAGTCGATTGAGACGCACTCACGTTTTAACATTCTGTGGTCGAACATCGAAACGCTCATGCCTGCGATTTATGCGCGACCACCACAGGCCGAGGTCGCACGGCGCAACAAGGACGCTGACCCGATCAGCCGAACAGCCGCACAGATCCTTGAACGGTGCCTTCAATACGAGATCNAGCATTACCCAGACTTCGANGAAGCGCTACGCNCAGCCGTGCAAGATCGACTGCTGTGCGGACGCGGGACGGTCTGGGTGCGCTACGAGAGCAAGGACATCGAAGAACCCGAGTCAGAGATTGAGACCGAGGACGACGAAACTGAGAGCATGACGCATCAGGATGATGTACTGGACTGCGCTTGCGTAGATTATGTCTATTGGGAGGACTTCAGACATGGCTACGCTCGCAAATGGCCGGACGTCCCCTGGGTTGCCCGTCGTGAATACTTGACTCGCGAGGAAGGTAAAAAGCGATTTGGTGAGGACTTTAAAAACGTCCCGATGACTTACGAACCTATCGGCTTGACCGATGAGATGCGTGAGACAGGCTCACTGGACGATGAGAAAAAAGCAGAGGTCTGGGAAATCTGGTGTAAACGGTCTAAGCGCGTCTACTGGGTTGCCAAGGGCTACACCGAGATTCTGGACGAGAAGGAGGACCCGTACGGTCTGGAAGGCTTTTTCCCGTGTCCCAAGCCGCTTTACGCAACGCAGACCAACGACCGCTTGACGCCCGTTCCAGACTTTGTTCTTTATCAGGATCAGGCCAACGAGATTGACTTGCTGACATCGCGGATTGGTGGTTTGACCGAGGCTTTGAAGCTCAACGGTGCTTACGATGCGAGCAATCCAGCGCTTGCACAAATCCTGCAATCTGACCCAAATTCTCTGATCCCTGTCGATAATTGGGCTGGTTTAAGCGAGAAAGGCGGGCTTGCGGGCAGTCTGCAATGGGTGCCGCTGTCTGAGGTTGTCGGTGCATTGCAAGCCGCTTACATGGCGCGTGAGCAGGCTAAACAAGTGGTCTACGAGATCACAGGCATTTCCGACATCATCCGAGGCGCGACCAAAGCCAGCGAAACCGCAACCGCTCAGAACATCAAGCGGCAGTTTGGATCATTGCGCCTGACCACACGTCAGCGCGATGTTGCGATGTTTGCCACCGAGGTGCTACGCATCAAGGCTCAGCTGATGATGGACATTTACCGACCCGAGTCGCTGATTGCCATGTCTGGCATCATACAAACACCTGATGCTCAGTACGCACAGCCCGCGCTAATGCTGATGCAGCAAGAACCTCTCAGGACGTACCAGATTGACATTGCAGCCGATTCGCTTGTCGCCATTGATGAGGAACAGGAAAAGTCGCAGCGCGTTGAATTTTTGCAGGCCGTGGGCGGATACATCCGCGAGGCAACACAAGCCGCGCAGGCTGTACCAGAGCTTGCACCGCTTGCGATTGACTTGCTGATGTTTGCCGTTCGCGCTTTCCCGGCAGCGAAGTCCATCGAATCATCCTTTGAGCAGTTCGAGCAGGCCATCAAGCAACGGCCACCCGCTGATCCGAACGCAGGTCAACAGGCGGCTATGATGGAAATGCAAGCCAAGATGCAGCTTGAGCAAATGAAAATGCAAATGCAGGGTCAGTTCAAGCAAGCCGAGTTGCAAGCCGATGCTCAGGCGAACCAAATCCGCGCGCAAGCCGATATGCAGACCCAGCAGTCCAAGATGCAGATGCAGGCGCAGCTTGAGCAGCAACGATCAGCGATGCAGGCCGAGATTGACCGCTACCGCGCCGAGGTTGACGCACAAAGCAAGCAGGCTATAGCATCGATGCAACAGGATTTCCAACGATGGAAAGCTGAACTTGATGCGGCTGTTAAAATTCAGGTTGCTAACATTGGCAGCAAGGCGAAGGTGGACAACGCCGCCACCGCAGCCGCTACCAACGAGATTAGCATGGAGGTTCGGCAATGAGTCGAAAATCTTGGATTCAAGACCCGGTAACTCACGAGCTTGTGCCGCGCGAGGAATACCTGATCCACGAGGCGGAAGCGCCGTTCGTCGTGGGTGACATCGCCCCCTATCGATCAATGATCACGGGCGAGGTCATACCGGGCAGAAGACAGCATCGAGAGCACCTCCGGCAACACGATTGTATTGAGGTCGGCAACGAGAAAATCAACCAGCGCAAGGAAATTCCGATCAGCCGCGAGGGTATAAGGCGCGACATTGCGCAAATCATGGCCTCCAAAGGCTACTAACTAACCATAAGGAAATCTGATGGCAAACCCGGAAGATACCCAAGACGACAGCATTGCGGCAGCACTGAACGCGGCTTTTGACAAGATCGAGGC